TTATCTTATTTTCAAAATTTAATAATTCTACTCCATTACTTTTTACTTCTGATCCTACTTGTATTTCTTTTAATATTTCCATTTTAATAATTTTGTACAAATATATGAATTAATTCTTAACTTACAAAATCCTTACAACATCTTTCATAGAAAAATTTTTTATTTCCTCATTTACTCTTACCTCTACTAATTCAGCCATTAAATTAACACTTTCTATATTGCCAATTTCTATTTTATCATTTATTTTTACTCTAACTTCACTTCCTTCATAATAATAATTTATAATATCACTTTCTTCAAGCTGAGCCCTCATTTTTTCATCTCTATAAATAAAATTTGGTAATCCTTGTTCATTATATATTCTACTATACATACTTTGTTTATATTCATTATCCTCAAAAATAGAATCTAAATGATTTCTTATTGAAATATCATCTATTTTTTCTTTTTTTTGTTCTAAAACTCTCTTATAATAATTTTTATCCTTAACAATGGGATATATTTTTCTTCTTAATTCAGCTACAATATATTCTAACTGTAATTGTTCCCAATATTCATGTATAGTTAAATCTCTTGATTTTAAGCTCATATCAAATTAATTTTTTTTACCTTACTTAAACTAAAACTTATTGGATTTTCTAAACTGTTCATTACATTAAACAATTCTTCACTATTTAAATCTCCAGGGTCTTTGTCCTTTGGCACAAATCCAATTTCAACATTAAAATATTTACTTAATTCTGCTCCGTATTTTTTACTTTCTTCTATTGCATCAGAATCATAAAGTAATATAGTATTTTCTACTTTCTTATCTTGTAATTTCTTTATCTGATAAGGTGAAATAGGTTTACCAAACAAAGCATTACATTTTATATCATCTGTTTTATATAAATCCAATAATCTATCTATATTAAACTTATCCGTAATTCCTTCTACTAATATAACAGTATCTGTATATTCTTTTATTTCTTCATAACCAAATAGCATTTTTGCAAAGTCAGTATCATGAGAATTTACATATCTTAAATGTTTTTTTAAAAATTTTCCACCTTGCAATTTAGTTATCTCATTATGTGTTTTTACTATTTTATTCCAAATATCTATCTCTTTTTTACTTTTTATACTTCTTGCTACATACCCTTTGCATTCTTCATTTTCAATAATTAAAAATATAACATATTCATTTTTTACTTCAGGGTCTAGTTTTGCTATTCCAACTGGAAATAGTTCAAATTGCTCTTTAGTAAAATCTCTCGATTCTAAATATTCATTTGAATAAATTCTCTTAAAACCCAAAGGTTTAGACTTTTTTGGAAGAGAATAATCCAAATCAAGTTTTTCTTCCTCTATTTGTATTTTATTATGTAAATATGTATTTCTATCAACTGTTTTATTTCTTTCTAATAAATCTAATCTCTTTACATGTTTCAATAGTTTCCAAAGTGTTCCTTTTTCACTACATTTAAAACATCTAAAAGAAGGAATTTTACTTTCAAAAAGAATCCCTAAATGATTTGATTTACCACATAATGGACAATCTCCTATTTTCCAACCACGACTGCCACTTCTTTTAAGATTAAACAATTGTATTATTTCTTTCTTTTTGACAATCATAATTTACAATATATTTACACAAAGATATAATTCTTCTTTTAAATTTCCAAATATTTTGACATTTATTTTCCTGTACTTCCAAATCCTCCTTCTCCCCTTTCTGTCTCTGATAATTCATTTACTACTTTTAATTCAATTTTAGGATAAGGAATAATAATTATTTGAGCTACTTTATCACCTACATTATATGATTCCTCATTAATAGATCCTACAAAATTGAATCTACTTAGAAGTTCTCCTCTATACCCACTATCTATAACTCCAACTCCATTAGATAACATTAAATTTGTTTTAGATATTGAACTTCTTGGAAATATTAAACCTACATACCCTTCAGGTATTTCAATAGCTAAGCCATATCTGTACTCTACGTAATTTTCTTTTATATCCATAGATATTGCAACTAAATCCATACCTGCATCTCCAGATTTAGAATAATGAGGAATTGACGCCTTTGGTGATAATTTTTTAATCTTTACTTCCATGACTTTCTATTTTTGATAAATGAATAATATATTCGTGTTCCTTTATTTTAACTCCATACTTAAAAGGATCATCCTGGAATGACATTTGAGAAATATTGTATTTCCAAGTCATATATTTATTAAACCAATTATTAAGTTTAAAGTATTTTCTCAACCATTTGTCAAACCAATTTAAATGTTTATTCAAACATTCTTCTAAATGATCTTCTTTAATTTTATTTAATAAATCCTTGGATTCCCCCATCTCAGGGATAGCTTTTGTTTTTATTTCTAATTTTATCATTTTAGTTTTTTTATACTTCTATTTCATCAATATTTTTACCATGATATTGTAACATTGTTTCTCTTCTATCGTAAAATCTATCTTTAGGATAATTCTGCATTATTCTAATTGTTTGATTTCCTTTTTTCTTTCTTAATTTATCTGTAAATAATCTCATAACTCCATTGATATATTCATCTTTTGTTTGATTAAATGTTACAAAAACTGAAAATGGTTTTAACACACCTTTAAATTCCGAAATATCATATCGTGTCATTACAAATTCAGGATCATTTAATTGTGTAGGATGGACGGTACTTGCTTGAGTAGCTGTCACTATCCTAGTTTTAAATTCAACAGCCAGATTTTTCATGGTAATTGATATTGCTTCTCTTCTTTGTCTTTCCTCTCCTATTGTATATTTTTTACCATCACCTGGTTCCAATAATTCCAAGTAATCAATCAAAATAATATGAGGCACTTCACCATATACTTTTTCAAAATCTATAATTAGATTTCTTACATCTAATAAAGATGCTTTTCCAAATTTTTCATAAGCTTCTATATATATATCTCCTCCTCCCTCTACAACTTGTTTACTTACTTCTTTTAATTTAATCATCATTTCATCATCAATATCACCTCTCTCTATATCATACATTGATGCAGCTGTCCAAGTAGCATCATACCCATCCTCACATTCATTTTTAGCTCCTTCCAGTTGTATATGTAATACTTTAAATCCTCTTCTCGCTGCCTGTACTCCTACCCATCTCAAAAATTTTGTTTTACCGCCACCTGATTGAGCTAAAAATAGTGCTGTATCTGTAATATCAATACCTCCTCCAGTAACTTCATCCAACTCATCTATTCCAAAAGGAACTTTTATATTTGTTTCGCCTATTGAATCTGCATTTATTTTCCTTCTAATCTGTCTTTCTTCAAACTTTCCGAACACTTTTTCAAATGTTTCTGCATTTTTTTTAACTGTAAAATTAAATAATTTTTCACTTTCATCTCTCAATATTTTTCTTGCTTTATTTCTATCTCCCTCATTATACATTGGACCAATTTTCTCATAAAGTTCTACAAACATAGAATCTTTCAGATAGTCTTCAAATTGCTCTAATATTTCCTCTTTATCAGGTATTTCAACTTCTTTTATTTTAGCCAATACCTCTAACACTGCTTTATCTTCTTCTTTACCACTATTAAATTTTTGAGATATAAGACCTATTGAAGGTATTTTACTACTTGTTATATAATCAGTTCTAATTGTTTTCCACAAATCTTTATATGCTTCAATTGGCAAATAGTGATACTTAAGATATTCTCTACATACCTCCAATACTTCCCTCTTTCTAAAACAGAGTTTAAACAACTCTATCAAAAAATTTTCATTTAAATTAGTCATATAAATCTTTTAACACTTTATCTTTATCCCAATAAAATTCTTCACCAAAACTATCAAGATCTTCTTTACTTACATTTTTAATCTGCTCCACTGTATTAAAATTATTCACATAAAATATTTCTATCATTTCATTTGTTATAGATGGTTTAAAATTCCCCTTTAATTCACCAAATTCTTTTCCATAAGCCCTAAATCTATATTCTTTTTTAAAATGTTCTAAACCTTGACAAATTTTTCCTGCTCCTATTTCTGCAAGAAAATCACAAGCTAATTCAATACTACCAAATTTTCTGCGATCTTCTCCTTCAGAATTATGCTTAATTTCTTGATTAGAAGCTATTATTTTAACTTCAGATTCGTCAAATACGATTTTATAATATTTGTAACCTTTCATAATTTACAATTTAAATTTCATCTTCTGATAATTCAACTAAATTATCTGTATCTAATATACATCCTTTTCCAGTATTTATATCTTGAACATAACAATGACCCTTCATATTAGGTATTTCTCCTAAAAAAATAAATATAACATTAGAATAAGGATTAGGATTAACTTTCTTCCATTCTTTATTAATGGAATCATAATCATACTTTACTAAAGATAAATTTTGCATAATTTACGATTTAGATTAACGATTTAATAATTATAATGCAAAGATACGAAAAATTTTTGGAATTTCCAAATTTTATAAAATCAAATTTATCGTACAATTATTACTGTAAATATATAATTGCTCTTTTTAATAATTTTATATTATCTTTAAAATTCCCTAACCCTTGATTACAATTAAAACATAATATACCTCTAACTTTCATAGTTATATGACAATGATCTACACCGTACAAATTAGAATTTAAAACCAACTTTTTTTTACAAATCAAACACTCATTATTTTGGCTTTTAATCATTTCCTTAGCATCATCATCAGTAAAAACCCTATTATAAATTGGATGCAAATAATCCTTATAATTTCTATCTCTTCCTCTTTTAGCTCCACACTTTCTACAAATAACACTCCATCCATCTTTTTCACTATTCCTTTCAAAATAATATTCCTTATTTAAAGAAAATATTTTTTTGCATTCATTACATCTCCTTTTTCCCACTTTTCTTAATTCTTCTCTTTCTATTAAAATCTTATTGGTTCCCATATTAATTTTAATACAACCATTGCATATTCCTCTATAACCATCAGTAGAATCAATTCTTTTAGAAAATTTTTCTATTAATAATTCTTTTTTACATCTATAACATACTTTTGTTTCTAAAGTTATCATATAAAATCAACCCTAAAGGATTTTGTTACATAGTGTGCCGCTCTAATAGAGATCCAAAGTGCGTATAAAGAATCGTCATGCTCATTAACACTCTCAAATTTCCCGCTCTCTGCCCAAGTTATTCCTGCTGCTTCCATACAAATTATATCTGTTATTTCTTTAGAATGAGCATTACCTCTTGGCATTTTTATTCTTCCTTGTTCAAATAAAGTAGCTAAAGCAGGTAAACCAGCTTTCAAATCATATTTATTAACACCTGTTGTGTGAGGTATAACTTTTAATCCTGCTTCAATGGCAATATCAATCATAACTTTTTGAAATACATTATCCTCAGCCATTATTGTATTATACCTAAAATTATTATTTAATTTTCTCATTTGAGCAATTTGTTGATTATAAGTTGCTCCTTTCTCTCTCCACATATTTAACACCCAATAGTTATCTAAATCATCAACCCCAATAGTAACAAATGCTGTATAATCAGCACCCACACTTGATGATAT